GTCTCTCGGTCTATGTGTTACGCTCCAGGAGCGTAACACATAGACCGAGAGACTGTCAACAACACAGGGACGATTTTCTGAGTTACACACAGGCATTTGACAAATCCTCCAAGATGCTACATAATAGCAATGTTACTCGTTAACACACATATCACTCACATTCATGGGACGCACTTACAAACGAAACGATCTGCATAACTCTCGCAGACCGAAATCTATTCGAGAAAAGAGACAGTATTCCACTAACAAACAGTCTCTCTACAATGATACTGATTCCACAGAGTTTTCCACAGGTAAGTATCAACCAAAACAACAGCAATTCGATCCCTCTGATTATGAATGATTACGTGATGACTGACTGGATTGATGACATCCTAGACGATGATTCTCTCGATACTATCATAGACATTGATGATCTATGTGTGGACTCTATTGAAGAACAATCAGAAGGAGATTACTAATGCATAAGAGTATTAAACTAGATACAGAACCCCCCATAACTGTAAAGATCTGGGAGGATCGTAAGGGACACTTTTGGAGGTATGATTACAACAAATGTCCTAAGAATGGTCCATTCCCTAACTATCAACAAGCACTCACTGATTGCATCAACTATTCTACACAATGAACTTCCCTGTTAAGTATGAAACACTGATGGATCTATATGATTGTGGATCTCTCCCCCCTGATGAACAAATAGAGTTAGCACAGTTCTTGATAGATACTGGTCTTAATGAACAACTCCATCAGTATACACAGTGGTGTGACTATCTAATACTTGAAGGACTATGTTATGATGTAGCAGTATAACTGAGGGACAGTGTATCTGTCCCCTTATATGACAGTAACCGTTGCCCCGTTATGTTATATCGCGGTAGCGGTATATTAATAAGTACCTTCTCTCTAACCTACAACAGTATCCCAGAGGGGTCGATATATTATGTTAATGAATGGTTTCCCTGTATATAAAAAAATTTCTGAGTATAAAAAGATTCCTCTGAGGGTCGAGATAGAGTATATTTGGATATGTTTGAGAGAAACTGTGAAGATCCTCGTAGAGTATGTGAGGGGTATGTAAGACCTCCCAGGGGAGCGTATAGAGGGGTCTGGGAGGGTTTTACAGTTTACACATAACCTATATAAAATTAAAAGAGAAAAGAGTTATGAGCAAAAGATTTGTAGTACCTGTGGAAGTCGATGAGAATGACGAGTGTTATATTACATTCCCTGAGGAGGTGATGGAGGATCTGGGGTGGTATCCAGGGATGATGGTAGAGTGGAGTGAGGAGATTGATGGGAGTATCATTGTAAAAAAATCCGAAGATCAAACATCGTAATCGAGAGTAATTAATTAATCATGAATGATGCTAGCACCGAAGAGTTCCTTAATGTATACAAGGAGCATATGGAAATGATTGCAAAGGGGATGGAGAACCTAAGTGGTCGTTTAAGCGTAGTGGAGAAAGCATTAGGTAGGATGCCAACACCTGGTGCGGATATGATCAAGTATAAACCAGATGGTTATGAGGACTATTTGAATATGCGTGAATTGTTTGATGATATGTATATGCGTCTAAATATGATGGAAGATAGAATTGATCAATCGTAATGGCGATTTATATCCAGGAGACGAGTAGATCATTTCCTAATGTAGACTCTGGTGGAGAGTATCAACAGGAATGGGATAGACCAAGTAGTAGTAATTACGAGTCTCATGCTCATCATAGTGGTCCTGGTACAAACTATCGTATTACATTTAATGATGATGGACCTGGTACATCAGTCTTCGGTGATGATCGGGTATATTATATTGGAGATAATGATGAACAATGTTTTGGTAGTTCAGGTGTCACATTAGACGAATGTGATTATAATCGTCAACCAGTATTCCGCTGGTTTCGTAGTGGGGGAACTGGTGATCATAAGTATACACCAAGGAGTGCATTACGTTGGCCTACGGACTTTACTGGTGAGACCGTAGGACAGGGTGAAGGTGGTGATAAGGTTGCGCGATCATATAATAGGGAACCACGTCGAGGGGATCCTGTATTCTTTTTAGCAAGAACACCAAAGAGTGGTAAGACAAAAGCATTACATCATTGGTATGAGAATAGTAAGAATGACACTTGGTTAGTAGCAGACAATAACACGTATAGTGCATCAGCAGGTGGTGGACCAGCGAGTGGGTATGTTTATATTGAACCACTAGGGTATATCTACAATAGTTTATCTGATGCACAAGATTATGCAGAGTCTGGTGAGACACCTGTACCATTGTATGAATATTATAAGTCGAGTAGTTCATCAACACGAGATCATTTCTATACTGTAAATCCAGCAGCGGAAGTGAATCTAGAACGTGGAGTATCAGGTGTTCCTGATTGTAAGGATCCGCGTGATGAAGAATATCAGTATGTTGGTATTGTAGGATATTGTTATGCGTCAGATGGTACTACTGGTAGTCCACGAGCAATGGTTGATGTTGGAATAATTGGTCCTATTGGATATAGTACACCAGTTGATTATAATACTCGTGATGGTTGGTATAGTTGGCAGGGGATTGATTTAGGTGGTCACCCTGATATAGGCGGTAGTCCTGCTATCTACACACATGAAAATTATGAGTATCAGTTTGATGCTGATGCAGGGTATCTAAGAACATATGATGCCACTGGTCAGATGCAACCAGGTGGTGCTAGTAATACAAATGCCAACGGTCAATTTGACTGGTCATATTTTAGATCTTCGAGAAAGACAGGATCATATTCAACAAATGATCATCCTTCTGTTGCATGGGGTGGTGATTTATGTCCGATGGATAATCGCGATGCATTGTTTGAATGGATGTATGGTAAGAATGGTGCAGTCAAAGCAGCAGTACCTAAGTACCTAGAATTCCATGCTACGTTTGATTCGCAGTTCTTTTATTATGTGTATAATACATCGTATCCATGGAATGGTCCAATCTTTTCCGTACAGTATAGTATTAGTGATCGTAATACCTGTCCTAATAAGTTAGTGGCAGGTACACCTGCTGAAACTCGTCCTGCTACGGATAAGTGTGTATGTGATGAAGCATTACTTACCAAGGAATATCATTCACATTTTTATGAGATCCGCGCAGACAAATGGAAGACTACTAATACATCATTACAACTCACAGAGTTTGCTCATGAGGGAATGAATGAATGTTTCAAGGTATGTGATACTGAGAGTCATACATTATTGTTCCGTTATCTAGATGGTGGTCTTGATCGCTTTGCTGCGGGTGATACTATCAATGGATGGGAAATTGGTGAGCATGGTTACTTCGGTAACAAACTCCGTTGTGGTTATATGGAACTGATTGGTGAAGGTGATAAATTTACTGAGGGACAAGTCTTTACACCAAATGGAAGAGACCCTGCTAACATTGAAATCATTGCAGGATATGGTGTTGCAGATAGAGCAGCATTTTTTGGTGTATATGAATTTCCGAAGAGATTAAGTTATTATAAAGTAGAGATTGATAAGGAAGCACTAGTTCATAGTAAGACTGTGGACCAAGCAGAACTATCAGCAAAGATATCATCTGATGGTCGTTTGAGTAGTATCATCATTGATAATGCAGGGTTTGGTTATAAGAATCCCACAGTTGTAATTCAGGATCCTCTGATCTTGAATGAATATGGTGCAATGGATTTGACCCGAGAGGTTTCTCAACAATTTGAGTTTGAGAATACAAAATACAGAATCGCAGACGATCATGTTGAAAACTATGATGGTGACGACTATGATCATAATCTCAAACGAATCACTAAGAAAACCATGAGTGGTATTAATAGAGATAGTAAATATCGAATGCAAGAAAGGGAGGATCAATATCCTTATAGTTCTGGTAATGAAGACATTAAGATTGAGGGTATGGACGAGGATGAGAGACAGTACACATTAGAAACTCTCAGTATTCGTGATAAGCAATTAAAGACGACTAGTAGTGAAGATCGTCGAAGAAGGAATATGAAACCTGCTAAGATTGAGATTAGTAAGGTTGATGCCAATGGTGCTATTGCTGAGGTCATCATTCTAGATCGTGGTAGTGGATATGATCCTGACCCCGACAATCCCCCTAAACTTTTTGTGGTGGATGTTGAAGAAGAAGAATATAAGATGAAGGGTCCTAATACCAAAAAGGCACAAAAAGTCTTTAAGGATACTGTGGCACCCGAGTCAAAAGAAGAGACTATCAGAGGAGGAGATCGTGATCCTAAGACAGGACGTGCTCGTGCTGCTAAGGTAACAAGTAGATCACTTAAAGATATAATTGGTGAGAAGTCAGATCTTAAAAGTGATCAACTCTCTATTCTTGATGATGGTACAATTGGTAGTATGCAAACCATGATGAATGGTTTCAATGCCAAGTATCCAACTGGTTATATCAAGATTGGTGAAGTTGATCCTGTGGAGAAGACACAATTGTGTCAAGGTATTCCGAAGTCATGCGTCCAGATCACGGCACCTAAATTAGTTAGCGCCGCATTGCCTAATGCTGATGATTTTACACATCTGATTAATCAGAGTACAGCATTTGCTGAAATGTATACTACATCATATGGTGAGGCACAGTTGGCAGCAAAGGTAGCAGATGGCGAGCATGATAAACTATCTGACTTCTATGGATGGAATAATGGTCAAGAGTGTATTACTATTCCACAACCAAAGTTTTATAATGTAACTAGATTTAAAGATTTACCTTGTCCTTATATTGATCCAGACTCTGGTAGAGCATTTGGATTCATCGTTTACAAATACTGTGCATCCAAAGCAGACAATGGTAGTTTCAAAGTTAGTATGTCTGTACGTGGTAGAACCACTGGACCAGATGGTGAGAAATTCATGGAGTTTATGCATGGATTAGAACAACCAGCATTGACACAACCAAGAGAAGTTGTAGTTGGTGACAAGAAGAATTGTTGGAAGTGTACTAGAAACCTAGCAAGTATATCTAATCCTGCTGGTAATGCAACAGGTGCTGTTGAAGGTAGATGTTACTGGGATCCTAGTGGTGGTGACGATGTTATCTTTGTTCCGATCGGACTGGATGAGAATACCTATGACTGGGATCATGGTAACTTCTCAGAACTGTCCCAGTTATCTGTATGGTTAGGACAAAACATTAAAACATACCGAAGACGTTCACTTACATATAGCACTCCTGATGTAAACTCAACAACTACTACAACTGATCCCGAGACAGGAGAGTCAACCACAACCACAGAACTTGTGGCAGCAGGTTCAACAAATAGTAGCAGTGTCTACTATACGGCATCTGTTGAAAGATTATCTGGGGGTATGCCACCATATGAGTGTTGGGATACATATGTGTATCGTAGTAGTGGTAATGGTAATCCTAACGGCGTCTTAGATGTCTATGGTGCATATTATCCATTAGGTAGTGGTGATAGTCAAACCCAAGGTAAGACTCCTGGTCAAACATTCTGGGAACAAAGAGGTGATGGATCCCAAGGTGTGTACAACGGATTTGGTACATTGGTTGGTGGTATATTTGCTAACCCATGTACATTCCCAGTGGTGTATAATTATTCATGGGCATTAGGTTCTAATGCCTTAGATCTATTCTGGGCAGGTATCTTTGGTGGTAGTAGTGCTACTGCTGGTGTACAAAATGAATTTGCATTGGAATATGTCAATGACCTATCTATTGCAATTGATCCACTATTGATGAATCAACTTGGTATGATTATTGGTCCAACATCTGGTGTTATGACTGTTAAGAATTGGAGTGCTGGATCTACAATTACATTTGGACAAACTGCTAGGAATATGGGAAATCCATATTTTGATGAATGTAGTGGTGGTATCTTTGATAAAAGAGATGAAGTTGTTCAACCTAATCCCCCTGTCAGTCGAAGAAAGATTCATACATCATCTTACGATCCTTCGGATAAGCAACTCTTGAAGAAACAATATAGTTCTATCAGGGACATTGAGTTTGAAGATGATACCTGGAAAGACTTTGTTGATGAAGATTTTGATTATAGTTCTGATATTAAAGATGAAATATCTGACTTCTCTACCGATACAAAGAATTTATTTAACGGTTAATTATGGCATACGGACTATTACTACCAGTAGCACCAATCACAGGTCTCCCTTGTTCGGGTCATGGCATATGCATACCATCCACAGTACACTCAATTCAGGCGTGTAAGACCCCTCCAATCCCTTACAGCATCGTTATTAAGGAGTGGACATGCTGGTGGCCCCCCACCCCACTTGTTCCCATAAATCCACTTGCAGCAATCAAAGCGACAGTGCTGATTAATGGGTTACCTTGTATGACTTTTGGTGATCAGTTCAGTCCACATATCTCAACTTGCACAAACATCATCGTCTATATGTGTCCTTGTCCCAAGTCAGCATTGTGTCCAGTACCTACACCTATACCTTGTTCTCTGTTGACCATTGAAGATAATGCAGGTACTGGACATCCTAGGTTTGCATTCACTTCAACACTAAGTGTATTTTCAGCAAAACTACCTCTTGCACGAGTTTTGGACCCACTTGGAGTTGGAACTCCTGGTTGGATGGGGTGGTCATATCCATGTAACAGCGTTATTGCATATGGGTCACCAAATGTGCTATCATCATAGAGTCCCCAAAAGAGCAAAATGGCAAAAAGAGCAAAAACAGGTCTCGTAAAACTTGACTGGGTGCCTGCTAACCCCAAAGTCACCCGTCAAGGATCTTCACAAAACACTAAACTGAGCGCAACATCACGAAATGGCAAGAAAAAAAAGTATAGAGGTCAAGGACGATAAGGTAATTACCACTCCTGAACTTGTCAAGGAGGCAAATATGGCACTATATCGTGCCACAATGAACCTCCCACACGCTGCAAAGCACTGTGGAATGACAGAACGGGAGATGAAAATGACTTTTAGGGAGTTTTTGAAATATAATCCTCCCATTGAACCTATAAATAAACAAGAACACTGATATAAATCAGAAAATTGGCACGTTATCGGTTCCGATCTGAACAATTCCTGTCCCGAGGGTACAAAGATTTCTCTGTATCCTTCGATATGAATCCGAATACGGAAGATTTTGGTACAGTTACTAATGAGAATGCTATTAAGCAGTCAGTTCGGAACCTTGTTATGACACAATTTGGAGAAAGACCCTTCCAAATGGATATTGGGTCCCGCGTTACAGGTCTTTTGTTTGAACCATTCGATGTGTTCTCAGCAGAAGACCTAAAAGACGAAATTAGTAATACCATTGAACGACTAGAACCTCGTGTTGAAGTCGTAACTGTGGATGTGATTCTCTCAGAAAGTGAAGATGCTCTCGATGTAAGTATAGAGTATCGTATCGTTGGTGAAGAACTTGTTCAAACTATCGAATTCCTTTTAGAACGCACCTAAAATGGCAGCACTACCATCAGAATTAACGTCCCTAGACTTCTTTGAGATAAAAGAATCTATCAGATCGTACCTGAGAACAAGAAAAGAGTTCACAGATTATGATTTTGAAGGTTCTGCGGCTTCATATCTTATTGATATCTTAGCGTACAATACTTATTATGCTTCGTTTACGGCAAACATGTCGATGAACGAGGCATTTTTGGAATCTGCAACTGTTAGAGACAACATTGTCAGAATTGCAAAGCAAATTGGATACACTCCACGGTCAAAAAAGGGATCGAGAGCATGTATTACCATGACTGCCAAGGCAACTTTGCTCCCTGGTGATCAATCTTACCCAACATCCGTACAAATTAAGAAGGGAGATGCCTTTGTTGCCAAGGTTGGCGGAGATGCATTCATATTTTCCTTACTTTCTGACGTACAAGCAACGGTTGATCAGTCAACAGGACTAGCAACGTTCAGTAAAATGCTAGTTTATCAAGGAAATCTGCTCACATACAGTTTTGTTGTTGATGATACGAAGAAATCTGAGTATATAATCCCGTCAGAAGATGTAGATACGGAAAGAATGAAGGTTTTTGTTCGTCCAAACGAACAATCTGTGGAAGTTGATGAATATTCTCTGGCCAGAAACGTAACTGCTCTCACTTCAACGTCTAGAAATTACTTTTTAGAAGAAACTGACGACCTTAGATATAAAATTACCTTTGGTGATGGCGTTCTTGGTCGCGAATTGATTGATAATGAGTATATTACCGTAGAATATCTTGATACTGACGGTGAAGTTGCTAATGGTGCGAAGAAATTTGGGTTTGTTGGACGTGCTATCGACTCTACCGCTCGCCCTATACTTCCTCAGGCGATTACATTAACAACTGTTGAGACTTCTGCGGATGGAGAACCAAGAGAAAGTGCGTTAACGATCAAATATCGCGCTCCTAAGTCGTTTTCCGTTCAAAATAGAGCAGTAACAGAGAATGATTACGCATATTTGGTGTCTGAACTGTATCCACAGGCAGCATCTGTGACTGCATATGGTGGTGAAAAACTAAACCCACCAGAATACGGTAAAGTTTACGTTGCTGTAAGAACAAAGAGTGGTGTTAACCTCAATAACACTACCAAAAAGAGGATCAAGAATCAATTACTTGATTACTCTATGGCATCGATCCAACCTGAGATCGTTGACCCAACAATTTTCTATCTCTCACCTACAATTCATCTGGCCTTTAATGGCAACAATACTACTCGTTCTTCAAATGAATTGGCCGCTGCTGTATTGAAGTCTGTTGATAGATTCAATGGACAGGAACGTGATAATAGATTTGGTGGTCGCTTAGAACCATCGAAGTTCAACGCTATGGTTGACTCTTCGGATTCTGCTATTACTGGTACAACCACTCAGATGGTAATGGCACAAAACCTTGATAAATTTACTTTTGGCAATCAATTCTCCCAGTGTCTAGACTTCGCTAATCCAATCACCAATCCTAATGACTTTGGTGGTGGTACTGGCACTCCTCCTGGTGGTGGCGGCGATGGCGGCGATGGTGGTGGCGACGGCGGAGACGGCGGTG